ATAACTTATAAATATGGGTAGGAGCAATCCTACCCTTTTTAATATCTTTGATATGACTGAAAACGATTATAAAAACTTTATTACAGTATATCAACAAAAATCTTCTGATTTTTTTGCTCAAATAGTTGCTCTTGAAGCAAGATTGATGAGTTCAAATCAACTTATTGAAGCGTTGACAAATAAAGTTAACGAACAAAAAGAGGAGATTGAAAAGTTAAAAGCAAAGAATACCAGAAAAATCACAAAAACAGATAATTCATCTTCTGAGGAATTCTAATGGCAAAACCATCGACACGCCAAGAACTAATTGACTACTGTCTTAGGCGTTTAGGTGCCCCAGTATTGGAAATCAATGTAGACGACGATCAAATCGATGATTTGGTTGATGATGCTCTTCAGTATTTTCAAGAGAGACACTTTGATGGTATTGAGAGAATGTATCTCAAATATCAAATTTCTCAGGATGATATTGATAGGGGTAAAGCAACTAATAACAGTGGAAGTTCTAATACAACAGGTATAACAACCACTACGGCAACATCTACAAATATTGCCGGATATGGAACTGTGTCGTCAAACTTCTATGAGACTGCGAATTTTATACAAATTCCAGATTCAGTAATTGGAGTCGAAAAAATCTTTAGATTTGACACCAGTTCAATATCTGGTGGAATGTTTAGTATTAAATATCAGTTATTCTTAAATGACTTATATTATTTCAATTCTGTAGAACTTCTACAGTATGCTATGACGAAATCATACCTTGAAGATATTGATTTCTTATTGACTACAGACAAGCAAGTAAGATTTAACAAAAGACAAAATAGATTATACTTAGATATAGATTGGGGTGCTCAAACCGCAGGAGATTACCTGATCTTAGATTGCTATAGAATTTTAGATCCAGATACTTTCACTGGAGTTTATAACGATAGTTTCTTAAAACTATATTTGACATCTTTGATCAAACGTCAGTGGGGTCAAAACCTTATCAAGTTTAATGGTGTCAAACTTCCTGGTGGTATCGAATTGAATGGAAGACAAATATATGATGATGCAGAAAGAGAATTGCAGGAGGTAAAGTCAAGAATGGCAATGGATTATGAACTTCCTCCCTACGACTTTATTGGATAATGGCACTTAATCCCTTCTTTTTACAGGGCTCTTTTGGAGAGCAAAGACTTGTACAAGAGTTGATCAATGAGCAACTCAAGATTTATGGTGTAGAGGTAACCTACATTCCAAGAAAATTTGTAAGAAAGCAAACTATCTTGGAAGAAATTCAGTCATCACAGTTTGATGACAACTTCTTATTAGAAGCATACATCAATAACTACGATGGTTATAGTGGTGCTGGCGATATTATGACAAAGTTTGGAGTCAGTCTCAGAGATGAGTTGTCTCTAACTATTTCTAAAGAAAGATTTGAAGACTTTATTGCAGTTTTTCTTGAGGATATGGATGATGATGAAATTGAAGTTGCCACAAGACCAAGAGAAGGAGATCTAATTTATTTCCCTCTCGGACAAAGAATATTTGAGGTTAAGTTTGTTGAGCATGAAAATCCTTTCTATCAGTTAGGTAAAAATTATGTTTATGAACTGAAGTGTGAACTCTTTGAATATGAAGATGAGGTTATTGATACAACTATCGATGAAATAAGTGAAACTATAGATCAAACTGGATACATTGTTGATCTCATTATGGCAGGGGCAGGAACCACAAATGCTACTGCTACTGCAGGTGTTTCAACTGGATATGTCAGACAAATATTCCTCAATAACGATGGATATGGATATACCAGTGCTCCAACAGTAACATTCTCTGCTCCAGATGTTGGATCTGGAACTACGGCAACTGCTGTTGCTATAACCACAACAATAAACAAGGTTACTTCTGTAAAAGAAATTTTGTTCACTAATGCTGGTTCAGGATATACCAGTATTCCAACGATAACGATTAGTGGTGGTGGTGGAACTGGTGCCGCAGCAACTTGTGGAATAGCAACTAACAACACCGTCAGAGGTGTTACGTCTCTTTCTATTACCAATCGTGGAGCTGGTTATGCCTTTGCACCTACCATCACAATTGATAGACCTGATTCTGGAGCAACAGCAACTGGAACAGTTGGTTCAAGTGGAACCATTACTTCACTAACAGTGACTAATGGTGGCGTTGGATACACTGGAGCACCATCGGTAACGATAGCTGCACCTATTGCAAGAACTGGTGCTCTCGATCAAACTCAAGGACAAAGTAATGGTACAGGTTATCAAATTGGAGACAGATTAACATTAGTAGGAAGTGATACAGCTTCATCCCAGATTCGCGCTGGTTATGCTGGAACAGAAGCAATTCTTGAAGTTACATCTGTCACCGAAGCTGGTGGAGTAACAGGATTTACCACAATTTATAGTGGTCATCATTACTTACCATCCACTCTGTCTAACTCAAATGATTATTATGAGGCAAGAGGTGGAAGTGGAAATGACAACTTCCGTATTCAAATACTTTCAACCAAAGTAGAAGAAGGGACACAAGCAACAGCAACAGCATCTATAGGTTCTGGTAGCACTGTTGTATCACTCACAATAACAAATGCTGGTTTAGGATACACTTCTCCCGGTCAACCTGTGATTACAATATCTAATGATTTTTCCTTTAAGGATAATCGCATTATTCAAGCAACTGCTAGATCTACGGTAAGTGCTGCTGGAACAGTTTCACAACTTTATATTATTGATGCGGGAGCAGGATATAGTGAATCTGCTCCAACTGTTAATGTTGGTGCTGCTGAGACTGTTGGTGTTGGAACTTACTGGAGAAATGAGGTTGTCACAGGATCCGTTTCTGGAACAACTGCACGAGTTAAGAGATGGACTAAGAGCACATATACACTGCAACTTAGTAACATTGACGGAACTTTTGCTGATGGTGAAACAATCACTGGCGCTAAATCTGGCGCATCCTATGATGTCAGAGTGTCCGCTGCGAACACAACTCTCGATAAATACAATCAAAGCGAAGATATTGAGATAGAAGCAGACGGTATTCTCGACTTCAGCGAATCAAATCCATTTGGTAACTATTAATGTTAGGAACTTATTACTACCACGAGATCATTAGAAAGACGATTATTGCTTTCGGAACTCTTTTTAATGATATTCATATCCAACATAAAAATAGTTCTGATTCTGTGATTAGTGATATGAAGGTTCCTCTTGCATATGGACCTACTCAAAAGTTTTTGGCGAGACTTGAGCAGCAGGCAGAGTTAAACAAGGCAGTCCAAATTACACTACCAAGAATGTCATTTGAAATGACATCAATTGATTATGATGCAACAAGAAAGGCAGGTGTAACTCAGACTTTCAGAGCTGTTGATGGTAACAGCAACATGAAAAAAGTTTATATGCCCGTTCCTTACAATATTGGATTTGAGTTGAGCATTCTTACAAAACTGAATGATGATGCTTTACAGATTGTTGAGCAGATTCTACCTTATTTCCAACCATCATTCAATCTTTCGGTTGATCTAGTTGAGGCTATTGGAGAGAAAAGAGATATTCCAGTTGTTCTCAACAGTGTCGCATTTCAAGACGATTATGAAGGTGATTTTTCGACAAGAAGAGCGTTGATATATAGATTACAGTTTACCGCAAAAACATATCTCTTCGGTCCTGTTGCGGATAATCCTGAAGGTCTCATTCGTAAGGTCATTGTTGACACTTATGCAGATACCAACAGAACAACTGCAAAGAGGGAGATGAGATATACGGTAACTCCAGATCCAATCGATGCTGAACCTGGAGATGACTTTGGATTCAGTGAGAACTGGGAATACCTTGGCGATTCTAAGTCTTACAGTCCCACACAACAAACTGATATTTGATAACACATGTCTGAATTTGATGCTATTGATGACGCTCTAAATGTAGAGAGTAGTATTGTTCCGTCTGAAGATACTCCAAAGAGTATTCAGAAGCGTGAAGAGAAGACTGATATCTCAAAAGACTACGAATACACAAGAGCAAACTTGTATTCTCTTATTGAGAAGGGACAAGAAGCAATCAATGGAATTATGGAACTTGCTGGTGAAGGTGGAAGTCCCAGAGCATATGAAGTCGCAGGTCAGTTAATCAAGAGTGTTGCTGACACAACTGACAAGTTGATTGACTTGCAAAAGAAACTAAAAGATGTAGAAGAAGATGTTGGCAATAAGAAAGGACCAAATACAGTTACCAACAACGCAGTTTTTGTAGGATCAACAACTGAGTTGCAGAAACTACTCAAGCAAGGTTTTCTAAATAATAAGGAATAGTTTGTAACCTGATATGGGTTGGTCTGAGAAGTATAAGAAGTCGATTGATTGCGA